TTGATATACTCCTTTGTGTTTGTCGATCCGAACTAGGAGCAGGTTTCGGATCGGAAGGCGGCGAAAGTTCTCTTCAAATAGATTGGCGTATGCGGCCACCTGAAAGTCATGGGAATCATAGAGGGAATTGGAAGTCTTAAAATCCACCAACGTCAAATCCTCATGCTGATCCAGACCAATCAGGTCAATCGTCCCCCCGAAGCGATAACATTCGCTAACCAGTTGCATCTCCACGGCCACGGGGCGCAATCCTGCCTGCTCAAACCACGCCCGATAGGCGGAGAAAGCAACCTGAGCCTGCTTAACCTCCTCACCATCGCACTCAGATAGGTCGGGTTCCCAACCAAGCAGATCGCACTGACAAAGAAAGTGGGCAATCGTCCCGATCCTTCCGGCAGTTTTAAGCTCCTTGTCAGGGCTTTTCCCCTCCCTGCCTAGCTTTGCTCCCCAGTGAACTAGGGCTGGCTTAGGGATAAACTGCAAGGCTCTGGTCGTGCCATCCACCTCAGTCCCGTCTTTCAGGAAATACTTCTGGTGAGGCTCATTCAGATCCAGCTTAATCACCTTATGTTCCTTTTGGGGTAAGGTTATGCCGTATTCGGCAAACCTCTTCTGTAGGTGAGCGGATATATCCCCAGCCTTTTTCTTTCTTATCCCTTTTGGCATATAGTCCTATTACACAGTATCAATACGCTTCTTCTTCCAAGCCCTAACAGCTTTACCCAGTCGCTCATGCTTGGAACCAAGCTCTTTAATCAGTCGTTCAGGAAGGCGAATCCAATCCCCCTGCACATCCCCCTCGTCAAACTCCCTTCCCTGATCTGCCAAGAACTCAACAAGATCCGACCCCGTAATGTCCTTATTTGCCAATAAAAATGACTCCACCCTTGCGATTGATTCAGCCGAAGTCAGGCTCTCCGCAGGAATCTCCATCTTTACGATCTTGTCCTCGACTTTCTTTGACTCCTCCTTCTCCCCGCTAACCACCAGCATATCATCCTCCTGCTTGATCGCCCCGCATTTAAGCATCTCATCAAGACTTGCCCCTCCGCCAAGCCCCATAGAAGCCAAAGCCCTTCCGATTGCGGAAGTTTCAGCGTTCTCCAATGCGGCATTTCCATTGATGTTTCCCTGCCATTTGGCCTGACTATGCCCTGTAAAATATCTCTCAGGCCTATCGGTGTCCGGCGTTACCCTAGCCTTAACAAAAACCCACTCAGCGGGATTTCCGATAATCTCAGTGGCAATCATCCCTCTTGGATAGGACTGCATAAACACCGAGATCCGGCTCTCGACTAAATGATATTGTTTTCCACCTCGGATATTAACCGATTTCAGGGTCATAGTTTGATTCACTTTGGTTCTCTCCTTCTTCGTTTGGGTTGCTTGTTGGTTTAACTGACAAATCTATCGGACGACCTAGGACATTTAAGGTCACACGCTTTTTCCTGTCTGGACGCTTGCCGTTGACAAGGCAGGCTTCCACCCAAGATTTATGTGTAAGCCTATTGTTCCCCTTACAACGGCGGACGTTATTTCTCCACATCCAAACTTTTGCGGAAGATTGTTTAATTCCCAAAAAATGAGCCACATCTCTCACCGTCCACCACTCCTCTGTCCCAGCCCGTCCTATTTGTGGTGCGTAGTCCATGCCATGTAGCTAGGGGTTATGTAGTCATATCACAAGATGTATTTAACAAGCATCCATAGGTATTAGTAGGCTAATGTTTGACTATAAGTTATTCTAATAAAGCTACCAATGGTATTGCCATGCCAATTAGAGCCCATGTAATCTAGTTACATGAACCAAATCAAACACAGAGCACCCAGAAAGACGAAAGAGGGGGGGCTGTCGGATACCATCGGATTCAGAGCCCCCAAGGAAACACGGGAGAAACTTGAGAAGCTTTCCAAGCTTCTTAAATACTCCTGCAACCTTGTAGTGATTGAGGCCGTTAATTCCGTATATGACATGATATATACGGGGCCAACGCATACTCCGGCATTTATTCTGCGGGGCCGAGCCCTCAAAGACATCGTTTAATATGGCCTCCCTGATTCGGCGTGGCGACTATTGGCATCTTGGCTGGATGCAAGATGGCAGGTGGAGGCAGGTATCCACCAAGTTCAGGGCAGAGGGGAAGGCTCCCCCAATCGAGGCTCAGGAACTCAAGCTCCGCAAGGAGAAGGAGATGGCCTGCTTGATCGCAGGGCTTGAATATGTAAAGCCCATCACGATCAAAGAAGCCTTGGCCGAATGGTCTCAGATCGACAAGCAGACTTGCAGTTTTGGCACTTGGTCAAATCACCAGAGCTACGTCCCAAGGAGGCTTGAGCCATTTAATGACAAGCTGGTATCCCAATTTAACGAGGCCGATGTTCAGCAGTTGGTAGCCTCCCTGAATGCGGAGCCCACCAGCTACGCCACCAAAAGAGTCATGTTTGCCAGTTGCAGTTCATTCTGGAAATTCTGCATGGGCAAAGGATATGCCAAAAAGCCCCTGTTCGTCCTGAGCATGATGAAGAAGATCAGCGGGGACAGAAACCCAAGGTTCGAGAAAAGAGCCCTGACCCCAGACGAGGAGGAGCGGATTTTTTCTCACCTAAGCGGGTGGGTGCTCACCTGCTCAATGATAGCCCTGTGGACTGGGGCTAGGGTGTCAGAGGCCATCAGAGTGCGCCCTAGTGACGTTGATTTCATGGTTGGGGAGATAAGGTTCAGGGAGAAGAAGCTCGGCGGGAGGCCCATTGTGAAGCAAATACACCCTACCCTGATGGCTTTTTTAAGAAACCTGTCCATTGATGATTACCCGCCGGAAGGCATGAGGGAAACTTGCCTGTCTGATAGATTCCAAAGGGCGGCAATTAGGGCTGGGGTATCCAACGCCACCTTTCATTGGCTCCGGCATACATTGGCCTCAAGGCTGTTTGAAGAGGGTATTAGTGAACGGGATGCGGCGGCGATTCTGGGGCACACTCAGGCCGTTCATAAGACCTATGCCCATGCCTCACGGGAGAGGCTTAAAAATAAGCTCTCCTTGGTCAAGAATGTCGGGTTTTTGTCGGGTAAGTGACCAAAAATGGGGTACTTTATGTTACCGTTTGGCTACACATGGCTACATTAAATCGTCACCCGACTCTTAAAATTATGTAGTCAAGTGTGTAGTTAAGCCTACGCCAAAATAACCAGAGATTTCTTAATATATTGTGGCTACAATAAGTTACAAATAGATTGTGAGGTTAATGTCGGGATCAACTTGCAAATAATTCAGCCTCTTCCCTGCGCCTAATCTGAACCCCTCGAAGCGGGGAACGTAGCCCCATTTGCTTGATGAGTCCGGCCACTGGGCGGGTATTGGAGCGCACAAGGCAGTTATAGACTTCCTTCATTTCGGATCTTGTAGAGCCTTCCAACGAAGTTCCCCGATTGTAGGTGAGGCTGACAAGGGCGGTCTTTTGGCGGTCATTCAGGGAATCGAAGTTAGGCCAAAGGCGATAGGCCTTCATCAGCCAAATAGGTAGGGTGACTTTCGTGAACTGCTCCACCGCCACCTCGTAAGGGATCGTTACGTTGATGACATCCCTGAGCTTCCCAGCGGCCTCCCGTCCCTTCAGCCCAGCAACCGAGGCAAGCTTCTCAATATCCTCCGAGGAGATATATCCCTTCCAGTCAGACCTAACCTGATCCGGCGTGGAGTACCCTAGGTCGTAACCAACTCCAACCGTAAGGCCACAGTCGTCCGTGATCGGCTTTATAGGGACGCTTAAATAACGCATATAATACCTAGGCCCACCCGTCTCCCAATCCACGATCCTTTGAATCAAATCCCTTGGAGGGAGCCAGCCTCGATAAGTTGTGATGTTCGGCTTCTCTGCCTCAACCTTGGCCTCCTCCTTAGCCTTGGCCTTAACTTCCTCTTCCTCTGCCCTCTTTTGATCCACGATCTGCTTAAACCAACTCATGCCCCTAGCGAGGCCGTCCGTCACTGATCTCATGCTATCCTCCGTTTTTCTTCTCCCCAAACCACCAAGGAATACCGAGTCCCCCACCACACGGGGCAGGCTTTATGAAGCAAGTAGCAAGGGAAGATAGTGGCAGATCCTTGAGCCCTAGCCTGTTTCTTCTTGTCCCACTTATGGGCTTTAATCTTAAGAGCTCCGCCAAGATAGGCCTTGGGATCGCATAGATTGACGACCATCGCCACCTTTCGGGTATCCCCATCGGCGGCGTTGTCAAAGTGCCAGTTATAGAATTGAAACTTCTTATAGATGGTGAATTGAAAAGTGTGGGAAGGAGCGAGAGAGAACCCAAACACCCCCGCTCCAATTACAGTCAGGACTTTATCCAAGCGGTCAAAGACCCACTCGGTAGAACCTGCCCGACCAACCCACGAAATTCCGCAATTCCTGTCCCATACCCTCTTGTCCTTGCCGCCCTTCGTACCAAGCCCCTTCGTAACATTCTGGGCCAACCCCACCTCAATAATCCTCCGGCATTCCTCTTGGGTAAAAACCTCTGGAATAGTCACGGCATCACAAGCCCTCGTATTCTTAGGTTGCTCGATCTCCTGAGCCACCTGATAGCCCGTCACCAATGTCCCAAATCCAACCGACTGAGCCATGTTCATAGATCGCTCACAATCCGCCAGCTTGAGCCAGTTTTGGCGTAGCACTTCTTGTTCTTGGATGGACAATCCCTTGGACGGAACACCCAGAACAAATCATCCTCCATCCCCCAGCAAATGATGTAATCGCAGGATTCCTTTGTGTAGCGATTCTTTGTGCCTGATCCCCGTGAAGTCATAAATCCGTATCGGTTTCTCTCTGGGTCTCGCCTCTCAGAGCACTTCACCTGAATCCGAAAAAACTTTCCCTCTTTTTCCGCAACCAAATCGTATCCCCCGTTGTCCTCGGAGGGGATAAGAACGGAGTACCCGTTCCGCAAAAGAGCGGTGGTCACTCGGGATACACCCACTGCTCCGATCTGACGGTTGTTTAGTCTCAAGATTGGGTTCTTGCACTAAGCAAGTATGTATGCTTGTTACACTTTCTCGTCAAGCAATCCATTATATCTCTTTAACACCCTCATCATCATGGCTTTCTGAGTCTCGTTATTCTTATCAATCCTCTTTTGGATGGCGGGATTGTCGCCCTTTTCAAGAACCGCCTTCAACCTCAATCTCTCAGCCCTAAGCTCCTTCAAGGCCTGTTCCGTATGCTTGATCTGCTCCACCATCTTGAGCTCCGGCGAAGCCGATGATCGGATCTCGGCTAGTCTCTTTGTGTCTCTAGTCGTCTGGGCAAGCTTAACCTCATCAGCGACAGTCAGCACTTCCCTCCGCAAATCCTGATACCTTACCGTGTCAACGTAGGAAGGAACTGCCCCATACACCTTGCGGGTTAGCGGAACATTCCCCACCAAATCACCCCAATCCAATTCGCCCCTGCTTGCCTTGGAAACATTGCTACCCAAGAAGATCATTCTTTCGGCAAACTTCCCAGCGGAGCCAGTCAGGAAGTCAAAAACCTGCCCAATCGTTTCTGGACTAATGTCGATCTTGCCAGCCCTTACCTCGTTCCCTCCCGTGAGCTCGTTGATTTTTTGAGCCACGGCCTTTGCAATCGGCCCCACGTTGCTCCAATACCTTTGCGAGTTTGGAGGAGGGGTTGCATCAAAAGGACTTGGCGTGGGCATAATGGGTCTGCCCGAGTAATCCATGTTAAGGGCATAGTCCGTGATGGGGCTGATAAGGGTTGGGGAAATGCTTTGTAAAAGCGACTTGGATGCGCCCAATGGATTGAAGTTGTCCAGAACCGCCCCAGTCAGCTTGACCAAGGCCTGAGTCTTGGATGCGCCTCCTCCTAGGGCTTCCTTGGGGCTTACTTCATTCAAGAGTTGTCCGGCGTAATCAAACACCGAGTACCCGTAAGGCATGGGAATCTTGAAATACTCCCCGTTGCTATTGGGCTTCATAATGATGAAATTGGTTTCCTTAACGTACTGAGGAATCTTGTCGTAGTAATCCTCCCCAGTCTCGTCCTTGCCCCCAACAACCCTGTTCATCATCGACCTGAAGAATCCGGCAACCATCACTCCGGCCAAAATCTTCCTGACCTTGGGGCTGGATGCGATGGCCTGAATGATCCTTGCCGAGCCTTGAATGTTGGCGTTGGCAAACAGATAAACAGCATTGAGCAGAGGCCCAGCGGTTCCCTTTCTTGTGAAATTGACCGTGATGTTTCGAGCCGCATAAGCGGCCTTCTGAACCGAAAAACCGTTCTCTCTTAGGGTGGAATAAGTTGCAAGCCTTGTGGCATTCTCAACCGCCGAATTGAGGCGAGCCAGCTTGTCCAGAGCCACCTCGAAAACCTTTGTGTAGTTACGATAAGATCCATTACCCAAGGCCTTCTGAATGTCTGTCTGAGTGGCGGCAATGTCCTTGAGGCCAAAGAAAGTCATCCTTCCGCCAGCCGCCTTAAACTCCTTATAATAAGCATCCATCTTTCCGTTCAGGTCTGGCTTGCCCATCTCCGCCCGATAAGTAGCTCTCATGGCATCTGGGACGCTCTTGATTAGCCCAGCGGCGAGTCCCTTGGCATTCTCTCCGCTGATATTGACCAGAGCCGTTTGCAAGTCCCTAGCAAAGTTGGCGATAACAAACTCCGGCGAGGCCTGTGTATTCACATAAGCCAAATAGCGGTTCATGCTGGATAGAAATTGAATGATTGGGCCAGTGGTGGAGCTCGCCCTGTTCTTCATCACATCAGCCAGCTTGGGGTCGTTAATGCGAAGATACTTGGTTTCCCCGTTGTCCTTGAAGGCGATGATGTCCTTGGCGTTTGTGTCTCCTATGTCGCCCTTTTGAACCAGTTCAATAATTCCGTTGTCCCTGTAGCGCATGGCAAACTGAGCGGCTGTCTGAAGAACCCTGTTCTTCTCTGCCCTAATAATGGAATCCCTATGAAGCTGGATCGAATAGGCCAATGGGTCGGGAGCAATGCTTCCCCTTCCCTCGGCTATCTTAATGTCGTTCCCCCTGACATCGTACCCCGCCCCCGTACCAACAGTTCCCACAACCTCGTCCTCGGTTGCCCCAGCCTTGCCAATTAGGGGAACGTAATCTTGGTATCTGTTGGAGAGCAGGTCGTAAGTCTCGCCGGAAATTAACCCGCCCTCCCATAGATTGCGTAAGGTATCCTTGTTCAAGGCAACAAGCTTCTGGCGGATTGGCTCCATCTTCTTTTGAGCCTCAAGCGGAATGATTGGGTTATTCCCGTTCAGCAACGCAGAAATCTCTGAGTTGGTTAGGCCACTCCCGCCATCAGGCTTCGACACATCCCTCTGGGCAATGACCGTATTCCTCTCCCTTCCGTGCTTGGCTTGGGCATATAGCTCAAAATCCTTCCGATCCACCCCGCTCCTACGAAGTTCGTTCAGTAATGGCTGAACCTTTGTGTCCTCAAAATCACTAACCCGCTCGCCAACCCTCCCGTGATAAAGCTCCTCTCTTTGCTTGATGTTTGCGCTTTCGGCAATCGGGGCACGAATATCATTACTCACCCTCTTCTGAAGGTTCTCCACATCCACAAACTTGTCTTGGAATGTCCTGCGAAAATTATCCAATCCATTCTGAAGCTTCCGCCTGACTGGAACCTGCTCTCCCTCCGGCCTGACTGCCTTGTATTGGGCTATCTTCTGCTCAAGCGTAAGTTTTGGAGCCTCGGTCTTCGGCATTGTCGCATTCCTGACCTTGACCCCCTGAAGCGGATCTCCGTCCCTGTTTATAGCCTTATCAGCAAAAATAATGGAATCTTCTTTGATTGTCCTAGTCCCAAACTTATCCGGCCCCTTGATGGTTCTTGAGTAGTTCTCTGGGTCAATGTCCAACACCTGAAAATAGTTCTCTCCGCTACGGATGATGTCGCCTACCTGAAGATCGGATGTCTTGAAGGAAGTCTGTCCTTCCTTTGGCTTCAGGATCTCGGATGCGAATGCCTGTCTCTGGGAGTTGTTCGCCTTGATCTCTCGGTCAATCTTGGATGCTTTGTTGCGGGACTGAATGGCCTTATCCACGGCATTCCATAATCCTCCGCTAGTCCCGTCCCCGATCCCCAACTGGTCATAAGCCGATTGAGCCACTTCATCCACGGGAGTAGTTCCGCTCATCAGCTTCTTGTATGGCCCCCTCAGATCCGGCATTCCGTCATACTCCGCCGGAGGCTTGGTTTCGCTAAGACGCTTTAATGATGGGCCGGATGTCTTGCCGTATAGATCAATGTTTCTGTTCCTGATGGCCTTGCCCTTGGAAAGCATCCCGCCCTGCTCTTGAATAAAATCAATAATGTCGTATCCAGTCTCGCTAGGCTCAATCATCTCTTCGCTAAACGACTTGGAAGGCCTTTCCTCGGCCTTGAGTAATCTTTGCCTTTCAGCCCGAACCTCGTCTATCCGCTCGTCAAAATAAGAAGGATTGCTTGGATTGCCCTCCTTGAAATTCTGGGCTTCCGCATCCTTCATCCTTTGTAATTCATATTCAATCTGATCTAGGCGGGTAAGCCTGCCCTTCTTAAATGGAGATAGGACTAGCTCGGATCTATCTATTGGTTGAGGCTGTTCCTCGCTGATTGGCTGTTGAGCGAGTTGAGTCTCCTGTTGAGTGTCAGGCTGAATCTCCGGCTGAGTATTCTCTGCCTGAGGAACTTCTGACTGAATACCCTCTGTTGCTACATTCCTCCTAGCCTGAATAGCCTCGCCAACTTTTTCCGATGGTGCGAGAGCCGCCCTTCCTAATCTAGTTGGTTCAGTATTGAGGGCTCCCACTACAAGGCTTGCGCCTAGCCTGAGAGGATTAAAGTCTCCCTGTTGAAATTGATTGAAGGCCTCCATTCCCCCCTGAGTGCCTGTGTTGAAAGCCACGTTAAGTAGGTTGGATGCCTGCTCCCTGACTGCGGGATTCTCCATCGCATCCTTCGTGATCTCTCCGGCTAGGATTTGTTTGGCGAATGTTCCGGCTTTGGCAAGGTTGCTTGGGCTAGGCCTGAATAAAGCAAAGGAAGGGGCCACTTGACCGACAAACGAGGCAACGGGCTGTTGCTCTGCGTCTTTCCTGAATTGTTCGTCAATAGCCTGCTTGGTTTCAGGGGATAGAATCTTATCCATCCCGTATTCCTGCAAGGCCTCCGCCCCCATCGAGGCCAAAATACCTCCCGCCAATCCTCCTATCGCCGCCCCGACTGGGGCGGCTGGGCCAGTCATCGCCGCTCCAACTGCGGCTCCCGTCAAAGCACCACCAACAATACCAGCCCCCGTTGGGATGGCTGATCTTGCGGCTCCCCTGCCTAGGGCTCCGATAAAGGAAGAATCATCCGAAGGCCTCTCATATTCCGTCATGGGGCGAATGCCAGCCCCTCCTTCGCTTAGAATATCGTCAAATAGGCCTGTGGATTTAGCTTGAGGAGCCTGAATGGGTTGAGAATCAGGATTTGTGGGCGGAGTTGATTCCGCCAATATATCGTCAAAAAGACCAGCTTGAGGCCGAGGAGTTTCCTCGGGCCTCTTCTTTTCCTCTAGGATGTCGTCAAATAAGCCCACACTTTAAGGAAGGTTGACTCCCATTTGGGCCGCACGATCCTTAATCTTTTGGCGTTGCTCCGGCGTTTGGGCTCGGCTCATGGCGGCTAGTGCCTGTTGGCGTACAGCCTCCGTATCAGCCTGAGGCTTTGCTTGAGTGGCCTGCATCGGCTGGGGGGTTCCGCCGCTTGCCTGAACATTCGCAACATCCCTTACAAGCATTCCCTGTGATTGGGACTGATAAGCTGGTCTGGCGTATTCAGGTGTAGCCTCACCGAGAGGGGAGGTTGAATCCACCATCGCACTAGCCATGCCATAAGGATTGTAACCAGACTCCTCCTGAGCCTGATCCTGCTTGCCGACATATCCACCAAGTCCGGCCTGAGACTGGGGAACTTTCATGGTGACAACCTCGCTCTGTTCTTCCCCGTTATCATCCAAGTATTTCCTAGTCTTTTTGATGGTAGCCATGCCGGATTCGGATGGTTCTTTGCCATTCAAGAAATCCGCCAACTCCAAGGCTTTAGCCTTGGCAAACCCTCCATCAATGGATCGGTAGGTAAGTTCCGCCCCCTTGATTTTCCTGATCGCATTCAAGTCCTGAAGCCTTTTGGCGGCAACCTGACTTTCAATCATAAATTGCTTGGCCTCGTCTGGGTCTTTCAGGGATGACTGCTGGAATCTCTGCTCAAGCATTGTTTTCTGAAAGCTCGTCTCCCCGATGGCCTTGTCGAGTTCCCCTAGCTCGCTGATTCCAGCATACACATCATTCCTTCTTTGGTTTGCATCATTGTATAGTTGCATCTGCTTTTCATAATACTTCTGCTTGAGCTCCATCTCCTGATTCATTCTTTTTTTTGTCAGATCGTCCATTTCTGACTGCCTATTCATCTCATATATGTCTCTTATTAAACCCATATATAAATCTCCTTAAAGAAGCTTGGCCGCCACCCCGCCGATTCCAGAAATCCAAGACAGAGGGCTATTGTATTGTTGGCTTGTTGCGTAGGTGCTCGATAGATAGCCAAGCTGTGCGTTGTATTGGCTTGTCTGATTCCCATACACGCCCAAGGCAAAGTCCGTACCGACCCTTCCGGCATTTGGATTGATGTTGACCCCCTGAGGGATCGGGGTCTGAATTGTGGGAGCCGCCCCCTGACCAAGAGCCCCAAGTTGTCCGCCTTGCGTGACAATCGGCTGAAGGCCTGCGTAGCTCTGAAGATTGGCGATCCCCTGCTGGGTCGCCGCATTCCTCTGTTGGATGGCCGCAAGTTGATTTCCATAGGCTTGTTGAGCAAGCTGATTGTTTGAGGCAATCGCCCCAAGCTGATTTTGATACATGGACTGCTGGGCTTGGTTCCGCTGTCCCAAAGCTGTCTGCTGATTTTGAAACTCCTGCTGACTGACCGCATTGTTGGCCCCAACCTGATTGACGTAGTTTTGATACTCGGACTGAGCCGATTGATTGTTAAAGGCGGCTGATTGCGCCCGATTGCTTAGTTCGGTCTGGGAGGCCTGATTCCTTTGGCCGAGTGCGCCCAACCTGTTCTGATATTCCTGCTGGGCAAGGTTATTGTTGACGGTGTTGGCCGTGGAGTAATTGATGTAACCCTGTTGGGCAAGTTGATTGGCCTCCTGCCGAATGGCGTTAGCAACGTCATAACTGCTCTGACCGCTTTGAAGATACCCGACAACATCAGCCCTAGCCTGACGAGCCATATCCTGCTCTGCGCCGGAACGAGTCAGAATCTCCTGCGCCGTGGGAGCGTTTCCATAAATGTTGCCCCTCGCTGTCTGGGCTCCTCTGACTGCATTATTCAGCCTGCGGGATTGCTCCTCGGTCAACTTTCCATTGTTGAAAAGATTCTCCCCTAATTGCCGCTCAATCTCAGCCCTGCCCATAGCGGCATTCCCGCCTCCGGCGTTTTCGTCTCCGGCTTGAAATTGAGGCCCATAACCCTGCCTTGACAACGATGGCCCACCATCTGCCCTTTCAAGCGCAGAGCCCGAGTCCAGTCTCGCAAGCGATGGCCCACCGCCAAGCCTGCTCATGGACGGGCTATTGGACGACATCTCGTATTGAGGCCCATATCCGCTTTGCGTGAATGTCGGCCCGTTGCCAATTCCCTCAAAATTTGTATTAGCCACTCTGCTACCAAGCAATTCTCGGTTGGCATATCCAGTCGGATCAATAGCCTGAAGCTGATTTCTGGCCTCCGATGCAAACTGAGTCCCATACTGCCTCTGCAAATCCAAGGCCTGTTGTGCATTGGCTTTTTGCTCCTGCCTTTGAAAATCGGATACCGCTTTGGCCGCATCTAAATCCGATTTTCCCCTAAAGTCTAGAATAGCCTCCTGACTGGTTATTTCCTTGGGGGTACTGTATCTTTTGCCGTCCTCATCAAATATCTGAACGTAGTATTGTTGAGGGGTGGTGGCCTCCGATGCAGACACCTCACGCCTATTTCTCCCTGTTCCAGTAAAATAACGATTTCCCTGTTGCTCGTAACCTGAATTAAGAACATTTCTCGTCCTAGTCTCAACACCAAACCCGAGGGCAGTCCCGCCAAGCTTTGCCGCATTCTCAATTTCCCTCTTTGCTCCAAGAGTTTGAACATCAGCCAAAACGCCAGCCCTATTTGCGGCGGCATAATCCGGCGGAGGAGGAGGCGGAGGCGGAGAAGGCGGAGATCCGCCATATCTTACGTTGGCGATCCAGAATAAGGCCGTGCAGGAATGGGCCTGCTTGGGATTAGCTAGTCTCTGCTCTAAAAACATTGTTTTTCTCCATGTAGTGCCAGCCTAGTTTGTGGCAAGCGTTAGATTTTTCATGCAAAAGGAGTTCATGCGGTCAAACATATCGACCCCGAACTTCCTGATTTTCCCGTTCTTTAGCCCTCTTCGGTAGGCAACATAAGGCTTTCTTCCGTATTTAGACCATAGAAGATCAAACAAGGAGGAAATTGCAACTCCTTGATCCGCAACAACCAACTCCACCCATGTCACATTTCCTTTAGGATCGTGCTTATATGGTTCGAGGCCATCCTCTGAATTGTTAAGGAATCTTACGCAAGCTACTCCCCTGATTTGCTCCCCCTCCGTGGCAACCCCGCAAAGCTCGTTATTCATATACCATTGAAGGACATTCGTTGTGTGAGTCTGGTTTTCCCATCCGGCCATGCGTGGGGCAATCCACCTAGCCGCCATTGAAGCGGTTACGGTCATAGCTCCTCGTTCACGAAGGCATCCAAGAAGGCACTGACAACAACCGCCTGAAGGTTAAGCTTGCCGGAACTGCTCTCCACAAGCACCTGAACCCCTTTAATGGGCTGATTCCCAAGCAAGCTCCTTGCCCTTCTCTTGGCTTTCTGATTCCTTAGAACTGCATTTGAATTAAGAACAAAAGGAATAATCAATGCCCCAAGCCCGCCAGAGTAGGCCGAACTATCAATGTTCGAGAATGCAGACACCGTATCCCCGTTCTCATCAATCAAAGATACAGAACAATATGCGGTGCTCGAATAGAACTGAACCTCAACATTGTTCAGGCTCTTGTAACTCATCATCTCGCCAAACACGAACTCCCTTGTGGTAATGCTCGTCCTGATGCTCGCCCCCGAGTCTTGGTAGTCGCTCGCTACCTCATTATCGTCCTTCACCCACTCCCTCCATTGCAAAACCGATCCAGTGGGAGTTGCCAATACTAGGCAGTTGGACGGGGTGTTTGTGTAATGGACAAACTCGGAGGCTTGAAAATTAGTCCACTTTCCAGACCAAGACTTATGAACCGTGTTATAGACGATGGAGCAGTTATTTGTTGATGAGGTGCTTATAGGCACGGAAAGTATATATCTGTTCTTGTAATAGGTGGCGCAGGCCTTGGAGACGTAGGTGGTGTTGATTTCCTGAATTGTGGAATCAATAATCTTGGACAAAGGCTCGCTGATCTCCTGATCCGATCCCTGTAAAATCCTTTGCATACTCCTAACCCCATCCTGAGCCAACCAATACAAGTTCGCCCCGATCTGGCACACTGTCCTATGCGCCACGCACCCAATATCCTGACTGACATTTTCTATCGGCCAATCGGCTATGGATGCCGCAGTGGGATCGGTAGTGATGACGTAGGTTGAGTTATTCTTGAAAACAACAAGCCGGAACCCAGTCCATGAGGTGATAGCCGTGATGGGCTCGCCGTCACCACCGACCCTGAATGAATCCACCGCCGACCAAGCCGCTGTTCCCTCCACGGAAAGAAGATCAGAAACATAAATGGTGTCAGGCTCGGAGGTTTTGATGGCGAACATTCTGTTGGTATGGGAGCACAAAAACTTAACCCCAGTCGGGGCGTTGGCGGCGGCTGGGATGGAGGCAACAGTTGTGCCGTTGAAGCTCTTGATGTCACTTACGCCATCGCAGAAATAGAGTTTGTCTGATAACTGGGCAAAATTAACAACATTATCGGCGGCATTGGTCAAATAAGATGAAGAGTCCTGAGTCCATGCCCCGCTTCCGGCAACCCCGTTATACCAGAATATCTTCCTGTTCTTGGCAATGACGACCTGATTTACAGTTCCCGTGTCAAAATAATATGCCCCCTGAATGTTGGCCGTCCCTTCCGGCACTGCTGACGATGATAACGATGCCGTCCCCTTCCGAGTTACCGCATTGCCAACCCTGTCTATATCGACATTGATAAACTCTGTTCCCTGATTAGCCTCCAAAAGCTTTGAGGCGGCAATGTTATTAACCCCTCCCGTGAACGAGGTGGTTGCGTCAAATAGGATCGGATCGTCCAATCCGCTATTCGAGACAATGGGCATGGGCTTAGATGTAGCTTAGGAACGCAGACTTTGAGCCGGAATAGACTGGATAATCCCAATCCGACCTAGACCACTCGCCTGAATCCACCGCAGTAACAGTGAGATTGTAGGCCGATTGACCACGCTCGATATTGGTAGCCACCTTAATTTGAGCCACTCCATCGGCATACATCATCTGGGCCTTTGAGTATTGGCGATCACGGGTAAGCATATCCCCCTCTGCAAACGCAAGCAGGGCGTTATCAATGCCATTCAGGGCTGGGCTGTCTGTGTCGTTGGTAAGATTGCGAGTCTGGAACTGGGAAGATCCGTCAATAACCCGAAGCTTGATCTTTCCCAATACCGAAAGGGTTTTGGTCTCTGATGGGGTCTGAACAAGCCTAATTTGACAAACATTCGATGCGGTTTTAGGAAGCGTAACAAAGCCAAGAGGGGTTCCCGTGTTGTCAAAAAGGGTAGGATCAATCGCATATACGGCCTCGTACTGAACTGGGCCTAGGGTTGTATCCGACCAACGAACTGCCACGATCTGATCTATGGCAGTGTTGGAGATGGTGACATCCTGAGTTCCGGCATTCACGGTCTGGGTGGATGTTCCAAGCGTGTCCCGCCAAAGTTGGCTAGACCAGATTAGCTCATATCTACGAGCAAGGAACTCCTTGCATTGAGCCACGGAGTCAGTGTCGGTCTTGCCGATCTTCCCCGTAACAAAGGAAGCCATGTCGGATAGGGTCATTTACGAGAGCCAATTATCACCAGCTACAATCGCAGCATGGAGAGGAGACAAATCTTCATTAGTCCAAATATCCCAAGCAACAGCAATTTTTAGATGCTCAACATTGCGCTCAATGTCAGAGGCTCTCTGCTCTTGTGTTTGGTTTTCTTGGGGAGCAAGAATCCTAGCGTTAATTAAATTAACGCTGTCCAAAGCGGCAGAGTATCTTTTGGCTGGTGCGGGAACTTCATTGAGTTGGATATTTTCGCTCATTTTAATTTCTCCTCTAGTGATTCTACTTTGGCTTTTAATTCTTTGATAGCTTGTACTAGCACTGGAATTAACGTTCCGTAGGCCGCCTCTAGTTTTTCTGGGTTTTCTTGGCTGACAAGATTGGGGATGGTAATGCCAGTTGCTTCTTGTACATCCAAAAGTTCTTGGGCAATAAATCCTGCGTCTGGAATGTTTACCTTTGCCTTATCCCTAGTATTCCAAACAAAACTTACTGGTCTTAGTTTACCAACAAAATCAAGTCCAGCAGAAAGGTTTTCAATATCTTTCTTGTCCCTCTTATCGGATAGTGCGGTAATGGAAGTAACTTGACAACGAAGCGTGGCGATTGATCCGTTTCCAAGGGTTACAACATTGTTTGCAGTTGCGCTTGCCCCGACTGATTCATTGCCAATAAATGTATTGTTTGATCCAGTTGTATTTGCATTTACTCCAGCGGCTCCATATCCAGCTTGATATCCACTAGCTGTGTTTTGGTATCCAGTTGTGTTGGAGTAGAGGGCATTAATTCCACTAGCTGTGTTTTGGTATCCAGTTGTGTTGGAGTAGAGGGCATTAATTCCACTAGCTGTGTTTTGGTATCCAGTTGTGTTGGAGTAGAGGGCATTAACTCCACTAGCTGTGTTGCCGTATCCAGTTGTGTTGGAGTAGAGGGCATTAATTCCACTAGCTGTGTTGTTGACTCCAGTTGTGTTGGAGTAGAGGGCATTAATTCCACTAGCTGTGTTGTTGACTCCAGTTGTGTTGGAGTAGAGGGCATTAATTCCACTAGCTGTGTTGTTGACTCCAGTTGTGTTGGAGGCAAGAGCAGAGCTTCCAATCGAAGTGTTCGATGCAATTCCACCAGCACCATTTGAGATTAGTGATTTGTTGCCAGAGATGATTACATTCCCACTCGAATCAATTCGGAGGCGTTCTGCTAACGATCCACTTGTTCCTGTATAAAACTGCATGCCACCCTGCGATTGTAAGTCTTGTATTAAGGATGTATTTACTCCGCTTTGATAAAAAGAAATGCTACCGCCTGTTGGTTTCTCAAGGGCGAGATTTGAACCAGACCCAACAGTTGACGTAATTCCGCCAGCGCCAACTCCAAATGCGGTAGTTCCGCCAACAAGAACTTTCCCACTCGAATCAATGCGGAGGCGTTCGTTTGCGTTTGTTGATAAGGCCGCAACTCCGCTTGCTGGCGAATACCAAGAAGGAGTTGTGCCTAATGCTGGAGAACTTGCGGCTCCATTTTGAAGAAATATTTCTTTCCCTTGAATGTTTCCATTGGAGACATCTAGCTTGACAGCAGGACTCGCAGTCCCAATCCCAACATTGCCACTCGAATCAATTCGGAGGCGTTCGGTGTTGTTTGTGTAAAGTAATAATGGGTGTCCAGTTGCAGTTCCAGCGTATGCAACTCCAGAACCAGAAGCTCCTCCTGCTCCTACATATCCACGAACACTTGCGTCAGAATTTCCAAAATATACTCCACCATAATTGCTTGTAGATGTTCCTCTTATATCCAAGCATTTTGACCAAGAATTAGTATCAGATGGGCTCGTCGTCCCAATCCCAACGTTCCCACTCGAATCAATGCGGAGGCGTTCTGCTGAACCAGCAACCATTCTTATTGCTTGACTTCCTCCGTGTAAATCTAAATAGCTGTTATTGCCTTCGACATAACAAGTATTGCCAGATGATTGCAGTCTAATTGTAGCCGCAGTTGATTGGTTGATATGAAGCTGGGATGCAGGACTCGTAGTGCCAATCCCAACCTGACCACTCGAATCAATCCTCATCGACTCAGTCCCACCCTCGCTAAACGCAATGGTGTCGGCGGCGGGGAAGAAGATGCCTGTGTTGGTGTCTCCTGTAGGTTGGATGGCTGGAGAGGAGGCAGTTCCGGCCTTAACTACTGAGTTTCCAGTCACGGAAAGATTCCCGCTCAGGGTTGCATCACCACTAACTCCTAGGGTTCCCGCAATCGAGGTATTCCCGCTTGCGGCAGTAACATTAAACTTATTTGTATTTACAGAGACGTTGCCAGTTACCCCTAGGGTTCCAGCAAGCGAAGCGTTGCCAGTTACCCCTAGGGTTCCAGCAAGCGAAGCGTTGCCAGTTACGCCCAGAGTTCCCCCAACGGTAGCATTGCCCGTAATCGGAAAATCAGAGGCCGTTCCAGCCTTAATTAAATTAGAGGGAGATACTTTCTTTAATGCGGTGGCGGAAGCATCATACATCAGGAGCAGGTCATTCGCCTGATCCACTGTAGTCTCTGCGGTTCTGTTAGTTATCGCCTCCGGCTGAATGGAGGCATTCGCCTGAATGTTATTCAGCTTTGTTGCCGTTACTGTATCTCCGTCCGAAAAGCTCTGCGTTGTGGTGATTTCTGCCATATATACTCCTAATTGGATGTAAGGCGGTGCTTAATCCAGTCAAAGAGAAACGAAAAAATAATCCCTATGACCGTTGCACCGCCCAAGATTTTTGCCCAGATATTCTCTATCGCACTGACCCTCATGGATATGCGCTCAACCCATTCTCCTAGGTTGCTTGCCTGCTTCTCCACGATGTCGCAAATATGCTTTTGCCGCTCCTGCATGGATCTCTGAACTTCCTCCAAGCGAGCAAGCCTCTCCTTCACCTCCACCAATGCCTCCACCATATCAATCCCCATGGCACTAATCATCCTTTCTGCCATTGCCTTCCAGATATGACACGGCTACGGCAAGATGAATGATTGCTCCTGTAAGGGTTTCGGGTTCCCCAAGATCCTTCCTGATTTTGGCGTAGCTGATTAAATGCTTTGTTCTCGCATCATAATCAAGCTCTCCGGCATCGGCGTTGTGAGTTTTGGCGAGCTTTAGGGCTCTCTCAAGAATCTGGGAGTTAAGCCTTCCGAGGAATAACTTGGCCCAGAGCCAAAATAGAAATCTTTGAAAGATGGTCATTTCTTCCACCAATCCGCACTATCCTTGTCCCCACGGGCTTTGATTATCCTCTGGGCTTCCTCAAGTGATGTAGTAAGGAAAACGGCAGGCTCCCCGTTCCGATACCCAAACGAGATGAATCCCTCGTCAAGAAGGTATTGGAGGATGTTAAGTGTTTCCCGCTCTCTGTTCATGGAAGGTTAAACTGAACCCCGTCAGCTTCATCCCTAGTGGATTGCAGGAGTCTGGATTTGTAATCGTGGTAGGCTGTTCGCAGATTGGCAATAAACTCTCGGCCTTGCTCGACCTCCAAGTTAGTCAACACGCCAAGTCCAGCGTTCCTCTGCCAAACTTCATCGTACCCAGCCTCTATGATCTTCGCCGTGATTAACTCACGGATGCGGGTTAGGTTCTCTTGGTGGGCTTCTTCGATGGTGCGGGTGTCCTCAAGGAATGAGGTTCCGTCTAGGTTGTTATGAAATGTTTTGTGTCCCATATACTAAACGTATTGAAATCCCAATACTGGTGCTCTGTTTTGCAGTCCTGATGGACTGCTTAAATTAAATGTTTCGTGAGTAGTTTGATCGTATGATGTTGCACACGTATAATTCCAAATAACCATGTTTCCGACACTTCCAGTAGTATTACCAAGAAATCTGTTGTAGAATGTTTGGGCGTTTGTTGATGCTACTTCAATCACGTTTCCAGTTGGGGTGGAATCTGGCGTAAAAGAGATCCAATAGTATCCTCTTTTAATACTGGTGGCAGTTATAGATATATTTACAGTTGCGGTTCCAGTCGTTCCACTTGATCCAGTTGCACCTATAACATATGACCCAACAGTTCCATCTTCATTACACTCCCATAATGCAAGATGAACATTGAAAGCTGGTGATGGCGCAGTGCTAGTTCTGAATGAAAGAATATCAGCCTGTCCGTCTGCTGGAACATATAATAGATGGAATAGCCTTAATTTTATTGTTGGCTGACCAGCATTTGCAGTATAGCCGTCCATTACATTTAATATATATCTAGATGCAGTTGTGTTTTTATACTGAGGCAATAACGGCAACTCACCAAAACTCGCATCACTCGCAAGATAGCGGGTGTTCTTTCCGGCGGCGGGAGCTGGAACTAGGCCAGCTACACCTGCCGAGCTTGTTGATGCGCCAGTTGCGTTTGGCGTGGCGGCACGAAACAATGGCATTACGTTATCTCCGTTACCCGAGCAGTACCAGCAGAGGCGAAGATTGCCGTAAGTTGCCCAGTGTATTGAGGCACTTCCAGATAGTCACCAGTAGCCAGTTTGACCGAGTAATTGGTTGTTGAGGCAGTTCCTGATCCGTAAAGGATGTGAAGATTCCCAGCCCCCTCGTTATAGATTGTAAGAATTTTGCGGCTTGAGTTAGATGCCTTGAGAGTTGCAGAGGTTGTCGAAGTAAAACTAGTTACGGTTGCCTCGCCAGTCGTTCCTCTGTCGGATGTGGTGACTGTCCCATTTACATTTACGTTTGCCCTTCCGCTTGAATCCACGCTAACCGCACGGAGATTAGTGCCATCTGATCCTCCGTAAAGATTTGCGGAAGTCGGGGCTGTTGATCCAACCGTACCAGCAGAAGAAAGATTAACGTCTAACCTGCGAGCGGAGCCAAATACAGTAGAGGTGATTGCGTTCCCAGAACCATCACGGGTGTTGGTATCCAGAGATGACGGGAAAGAAACACTAGCCGTTACGTCCAAACTTCTTTTTGCCCCAGAGACGGTTGAGGTGATTGCGTTTCCAGATCCGTCCCTTACGTCACAAAGAACTCCGTTGGCTATGTCAGCTTTGATTAAGGCTATATCCGCTTGAACCGTGGAAAGAAGCGATTCCAGCCCGTCCGTATTGACGTTGATGCTGTCCGCATCAATCTTTACGTCCTGAAGCTTCTCGTAGAGCTCTTTGATGCTAGGCATCGAATTAGGCCTTGTAAGCTACAACCTTGCCGCTCGTCAGGGTGAATGCGGTGAACTTGCCGTAAATCGTGGTTCCCTTTGGCAAGGGCAGAGATCCAGTGCTATCCCCGTCCCAATTCGAGGCAGTGAGAAGAGAAAACACGCTGTCCTCCAAGGCCGTAATCGACCCAAAATTCCCCGTCACGGCGGTTGTTCCGCTCTCGTAGGTGGCCCCGTTGGAGCCGCCTTGTTTTGTGTCCCTGCATAATTCTTTGATTGAACTCATTTTTTTCTAGCTCCAATTCCAAATTTTTTTGATCCGGCTTTTGGAAAATTTCCGGCTTTTAAGTTTTCCTTTTTCCTCGAACTCCCGATAAAATCTTTTTGCGCCTGCCTCCGAAGAATCAGGATCGACAATGCTTCGGTGGATATAGGGGGCGGAAGGAACTCTCCTGAGCCCCTTCCGCTTGTCCCTATCTTCAACGGAGACGATCTCCTGAACGATTTGCCCATCCTTGTTCTCATAGAGATAGATGGGCATAACCAATCAGGCATTGCCTTCGTTGTCGGCTTCTTCGGCCATGGCTCGGATGTCCTCCTCGCTCTTTTCCTCATCCCCATCATCGGGAGTCAGGTTGGCCTCAAAAATTTCAATGGTTGCGCCTTTGTCGTCCAGCTTCGAGACCTTGCCTTTGAGGGCAACATAATCGCCCTCGGCAGTGCCTTCGGGGAGCTTTTCAACGGGAACGTCCAAAGACATACCCAAACCTTCTTTCTCCGAAGAATAATCGGAGCCTTCAGATTCGGGCTTGGGGGAGCCGCCCATTTCGGAGCGGCCCCCCTTTGCCTCGGGACTAGCTATGATTAGCAGTCCTTTATTCATCTATTTAGGCGAAACGGCTCTTGGACTTGATGACCACGGCCCGTTTAGCGTTCAACAGTTTGGCGGCGTAGAATGCCTTCCAACCGCAGACGGTGGTTTGATTCAGCGGGTCAGCTTTGTCGGCCTGATTATTCAGGATGATCTTGGGGCTGAAGGGCGAATCACCGGCAATCTTCACCACGCCGAAGGCGTTGGCTCCGAGAACCACAGTGCTGAAAATCGATCCAGCAGAGTTGTAGGTTCCGGCAGTCGTGCCCTCGATGAAGGGATTCGTGTGCTCGGAAATGCGAACTCCGTAGAAGGAGCCCAATGTTCCAGCAGGGAACGAACCAACTTTGGTTTCAGGATTGCGATAGACCGTGTTCAGGAAGTCAGTATCCCTAAACAAATCCCGACTGATCTGAGGCGGAACAAGCGCAGTGAATTGGCCGTTCAAGGGGTTAGCCTTGTTAGCCTTCAGGCTCGTCACCGCATCCATGAGATCCTCGGCATCCAGATAGGCGGAAGCCGCCGCAGTGGAATTGAGGGTCGCAAAATCAGCGATGCCCTGACCATACCGTTTCGTAGTGGCATTGCCACCAACGTCAGTACCAGTCACAAGCTGATTGCGGGACAGATCGTCCGCCAGCAACGCCGCTTCCTCACCCATCGCCGACACCGATTCTTTGAGAACGTCAAAGAGGCTGGTCATTGAAAGAACATCGCTGATCTTAACGGCTTCCCCATATTGGGTCAGCGAGACAGAGACGCTGTTCAGACCAACTTCACGGAAGGTCGTGATAGGCGTGCCTTCGGTGAGGGTCTGGACGTTGGACGAGGCCGGAACGGTGTCGTACTGGAAGAACTTCACGGACGAAGATCCGATGTTCTTCGGCAGGTCAACCTGTTGGGCGTAGTCGTTTAGTTTGAGGGTTTCTTTGATACGATCAACCAACTGCTTCGACAAGTAAGCCTGAAAGTAGCTTCCGAGAGAGGCAGGGTTGGAGCGAGTAATAGTAGCCATGATTTTTAATCTCCTATGAGGACTCCGGCATCAGAATCCACGGCCATCCGACGAAGGAATGCCTCCTGCTGGCTGTTATCCATCTCATCGAAGGATTTGCGCTTGGCAGGCTTTTGGCTTCCACTGGCGGAAAGCGAGGTCTTTTTCCGAAGCTCCCCGTTTTCTTTTCTTAAAGATTCAATTTCAGTCCTCAACGCTTCCGACTCCTCCGCCGCCTTTTGCATCTTGGCAATCTGGGTGGCATAGATGAATCCATTGGGCGTTGAATTGATGAGGTTACGCAGTTCCGCATCCTCGCTCTTGAGAAGGGATACAACCCTTTTCCCAAGGTCAGATGACTCATCCTTGAGTTCTGGATTCTCGGAAATCATGCGATTGACGCTTGAGCTCCAAGTTTCGTTGAACTCCCGAATTTTTCTCTCGCTCCGCTCGGCATCTTTTCTGATCTTTTCCTCAAGCTTGTCAGCCTGAATCCTTGCGGCCTTGGCGAGATCATCCTTGCCCTCTTCCTCCCACTCACGGGCAAACTTGCGTAGCTCTTCGGGTTTGGCCGGACTGGTCGGATCGGAGGCTTTTTCAGCTTCCTCTGCTTTCCTCTGCAGTTCCGCCTGAATCGCCCGAACTTGGGCTTTCTCGGCTTCCAGCTTTTTCCAGCTTTCGGCCAAACGAGCCTCTTCCTTCACCCGCTTGACATCCTTCGTTTCAGGCTTGTCCGAGGTTTCGGAGGCGTTGAGAGACTTGTCAGAATCACTCGATTCTGCTTTTGAATCTTCTTTTGTTTCTTTGGAGGATTCGACTGGCTCATCCGAGCCCTTCTCCCCCTCCTTGTTTTCTGGTTTTTCCGAGGCCTCTTGGCTCTGCTTGGCGATGGCAGACGATTCCGCCTTCGGTTTGTAGGGAACTCCGTCAGCCTGCGCCGCAAGCTCACGGATCATCTCCTCGTTCACCGATTCAACCTTGAGGGAGTCTGCTGGCTCCACAGCCTGCTCGACTCCGATGTTGCTCTCCTCAATCATGGTTTGTCAGGTATCCTTCCCGTTAAGTTTAAGGCCGTAGTTTTTCGAGGAGTTCAGAGACGGCCTCGGGCTCCGATTCCTCGTTAAATTCTTCAATCTCGGCGGAAGCCAGCCATTCGATAAAGACCAGTGCTTCCCGAAATCCAACCGCCTTGCCGGACTCGAACAATCCCCCTCCTTTGAAAACTGCGCTTATATCTTTTCTAGTGGCCGCATTTCGCAGACAGGTGATGAACCGCTTGCCGGAGGCAGAATCAAAGAACAACTTGGTATTGGCCGTGTCTGACTGCTTCCAGTCAACCGAGGCTTCTCCAAGCTCTTTCCAGAGCCGTAAGACGAGTTTGAGTTTATGCAACATAATAATGCTTATTACACTTTTTAGCCCTGAGGCATGGTTTGGGTTGAGGTCATTCCGTCCTGAGGCTGGGCCTGAGCCTGCATCTGGCTCTGCATATCCTGAGCCTGCTTCCTGAGCATGGCCCGAATCTGCCTTTCGGCATTCTTGTCGGTCTGACCCAAGCCCTGAAGATGGCCCTCAAGGTGTTGAGCGTACAACTGCTGAGACTGCTGAGATCCCCCGCCCTGCTGGGTAAGAAGCTGAATCCGGCCAAGTAAAACCTCAATATGAGCCTTATGGTCATCCTGAGGCTTCACCTGAACTGGGAAGCCGCTCTCCATAATCAGGTTCTCCTTAGCCTGCTCTTCCCTCTCGTCCTGCCCCTTCAGATTGGGGTCAGTCAGGAGTTTCCCGACCAAGGCCGGATCATCAATTTCAAGAACGGAACGAACCAAGGAGGGCTGATCCACAAAAGGATTTCCAGCCAATAGTTGCATCCGGCTAAAGGCCTTCTGGTATTGAACGGCCTTGTTGATGCCGTCTGCCGAGCCCGAAGGATGGATTGCATATTCAACCTGCAAAGCTTCGGGCGGGATAGTCCCGAAGGCCTGATTGAAATAATAAGAAAGGGATTTCTTTCCGAACTGGCAAAGAACCGAGTAGGCCTGCCGATAGACATAGCCAAGTGAGATTCGGAAGATTCGAGCCCGAAGATCCGTGGATTGGCCCATCAAAGCCCCGATCTGCGAAATCTCGGTGGCAGTACGGGCGTTCTTCATCCCCTGCTGTTGTCCCATCCCGAAGTCAGGCATGGAAGTCAGGTACTCGGAAATCATTCTCTGGTTAATCATCTCTTGGTCAAAGCTGATCGGAGGTTGCGGCATTGTCACGGGAGACACGCCCACGGGAAGAATCGTAGCGGGGCCGAACTTCAAATTGTTGGAGTTGGGAATGTCCTGCTCGCAACGGAAGAGAGGGCGATTATATAGGGTCATCGCATCGGCCTTCTCGTTCATCAGCTTGCACATATAGCTCTCAAAAGGAGCCACGATCTCGCAGATCCCACGACTGGAATAAACGCCCTTGTCCTTGATCTCCATGACAAACGGAACGAAAGGCATTTGACCATGCTTATATGGAAGTTCAAACGAAGGCCGGATGTCGTCCTCGGGGGAAAGAGGACTGAACGTATGAACGAAAATCTTCCCTTCCTCGTCCCGCTCATAAACCTCCCAAACGATAACCTGATCCTCCTCGGCCCCTACGGTGATTCCCTCCCGCCGGAACTTGATGTTCTCGAGCGTGGAGAGACGGGTTCCCTCGCCTGTCCTGCCTTTGATCTTGCGGATCAGTTCCTCGTCCTGATTGTAAAGTTTGTTGGACTTATATTGATTCAGGCTGAGTTGAATGACATGACAGAGCCGATCACAGCTACGAATGTCCCGAGTGTAGTGAGGGACGATGGCGAACACGGGGTCAACGGAATCAAACCGCACCGACTTCGTATCCTCGTCCCAAGAAATCTTCAGCAGGTTTAACCCGCTCATCAGGGTATGGTCAATGGCCGTCAGGATCTCGCTCTCAAAATTGCTTTCCTGCTTGATACAGTAATCAAACCAACGGGAGATCCCCTGCGTGATTCCCTCGGTTTGCGGCGTGGAGGGAACAAACGAGGCAATCACCTCATTGGAAAAAACCTGCTGATAGTAAAAAGGCTTGAGCTTGTTGATGATTGAATCGGCAAGCGGGTAGTGAAGATCGGCCTGCCAAGGCAACTTCTTTTTCCGGCGGAGCCCCGAATGCCGCATCTCATACCAAATCCTCTGCCGCTCCTCCCAGCCGCTACGGGCTTTCAGGTCATCGAGCAAAGCCTTGAATAGATCGTTGCGTTCCATCATTTGCTTCTGGCCTCGTATTCCAAATCATTCACAGCATGGAGAGCTTCCGAAGCCCACCGCTTAACCTGAGGATTGGATTCCCTGACTTCCTTGTATTCCGGCATCTTCATCAATCTCTCCACGTTCCCGTTAGTTCTTGCGATTGGCTGAGTCGTTACGCACCCACCAAGCATCACAGTTAAGATCAGCGTCAATGGCTTCGTTATTCCGCTTCCACTGAGCCCGATTCGCCGATTCCTCAATTTCACTTCGGTTGGGAAGCAAACCAAGGATTCTCGATATAATCTGCAAGATGGCGGCAAGGATTCCCACTTAGTCGATTTTGAGGCCGAGCCCCTTGAGGAAATTCACAATCTTTTCGAGTAAGGAATCGTCCGCCGGAGTTGGGGTCAGCTTCACAATGATCCGGCTTGCGAGAACAATCCCGCCCACAGCCGCCACAATTTGAGTCCAGTTTTCGGTGATCCAAGTCCATGCTTGCATTTATTTCATCCTCCAATATCGAAGCCAGCACACACAGGTTCCCCTTCCGAGTATTCCTGCATCTCGCTCCATTGATCTGATCCCGTATTGCCGGAATCAAACACTGCAAGACTATTTTCAGGCCTCACGCAACAAACCCCACAAACGGCATCCCCCCGATCCGGCGAGCATACCCCCCGCCTCCGCATCTCGTCCTTGGACTCCAATCCCAGCTTGCCGGATGAGGCTATCTTAGCCTTACGGGAGCATAATTGGGCATCTAGAAGCTCGTCAGTAGGTAGGATGATTTCAGCCCTCTCAACCTGCCTAGCCGTCTCCCACCAGATTTCAGAGCTCCTATTGACGTAGTTCTCAGAGTAAGCCCTAGCCCCAAAGTTCACCCTCTTGATAGCCCACCCCTGCTCCCGCATCCTATCGTTCATAGGCTTCCCCAGTCCCCCGTCATCAGCCCAAACATCAGAAGGCCTTAAATTAGCCTTCTTTAGCTCTACAATCGCTTTGCCTACGCTTCTCATGGTATCCGAGTCCTTCCACCCTATAAGCGGCTCTATCGTGTTTCCCCGCCTTATAGCGATCACCGTCTCGTCCCCACCCCCAGCCCAGTCGATAAAAGCCACTGGATTGCCCTCCTGCTTCTTGGGAGGGTTGTTTCGGCAATTAAGAATCTTGGAAAAGGTGAAAGGGGAGATCCCGTCATCCTCCCCCATAAACTCACTGAATATCATACTGCGGATAAAGGGGTTATCTCGCCCATGCTGTTCTATCTGCATATCAATCCACTCTTTCTTGATATGGGGGCAGTCGTAGGCTGATACAGAGTAGTTCTTCCAATACTTGCGCTTTCCTAAGAAGCATTGAGCAAACTCCCCGTCCATGCCTCCCGTACTGGACATGGCTAACCAAGCGGAAGGCTGACACCTTTCGGCGGCTCGCCAGATGTCGGTGGGGATGGATTTCGCCTCGTCAAAGATCATCAGGAGCTTGTCGTTATGCCAGCCCTCGAATCTGTTAGGTTCGTCAGTGGAGAACCCGATAGCCTTAGAGCCGTTAGGGGCAGTTAGGTCAGTAGCGTTGAGAGTCCAGCCTTTCAGCTTGTCCCGCCATCCGGCCAGCCTTTGCCAAAGCTGTTCTTTAACCTGACGATAGACCCCCGCCGTAGTGACAACCTGACTTTGCGGATAGACCGTACACCACCATAGGACTAACGGAGCCGCCAAGCAGGAAGTCTTGCCGGAGCCGTTGGCGGCTTTAAGGGCAACCCGATTGCATAGGCCAACATCGAGAAAGACTTTGGCCTGCCAAGGGTGGAGGTCTATGCCGAGAAGTTTAGAAAAGCCGAGGGGGGTTGCTAAAAGTTGCTCTTGCGTCAGGTTAGCCGGAAGTTGGGAGGGGTCGGATATAGGCATTAGAGAGGAGGTTGAGTTTTTTGAAATTTTTCTGAAAGGGGGATATAATTAAACATGGTGGCCGGAGGGGGGTGGTACGGGGGGCGTGTCGGCGGTCTGGGGATTCTTCCTCGGATACTTCCTAGGCCTCCCAAGTCTCTTTGGTTTAACATCTTCCACCGATTGCACCACCTCGGGCTCATCCCCTCCCCCCACCTCCTCCGCCAAGACCTCGACTTGCTTTATCTCTGTAGGTGGCATCAATACTTTATTACAATTATCGGGCAACAGAGAAGAAGGGGTGGTGGTGTCGGGATTTTGTAGGGATGCGGATTGGTTGCCTAGCAGAGACCCCCAAGCCCCCATCAATTTCCCGATTGCATCGTCACCTAACGCTAACACTTGCGTGAGATTTCCCGATGTTTGAGGCACATAAGCAGGGGCAAATTCCTCCCTTGCCCTACGCTCGAGGAGCCATTGACTCCCCTTCTCGCTCATCTTGGACAACTTCTCGATATTCCCGACATGATCCCGCACAAATGCCGAGTGTGCCTCTTCCAGCATCTCAGGAAACACGGGGAAATGTTCTCTGACCCATTCCTTCGCCGTGTTGTAAGGAATCCCGCACAAGGGGGCGGCATAACGCAAGGGGAGGCCTCTCCTTACTTGGTTTGCTATTTGACGAGCCTTGGCAAGATTCCATCTCGGGGGCTTTCCTCTTTTGATGGCTTTCAGCTTGTCGGGTTCGACATTCACCAAACCCTTTCCGTATTACCAAAAAAAAACTTGTCAAACATTGAAACGGAATTACGGGGGCAGAAAGAGTAGGGACGACACAAAGCCCGAAATGGTGATTCATCCTCGTAAGACAGACCGAACAGGGACGAGCGTAGAATCCAAGACGGAGCAAAGCCCACGCCCTCTTTGCTTAATAATTGGGAGCAATCCCAGCGAGTCCGACCCACCACAGAGGTCTAATAGGTTTAATGAATACCGCCACCTAGGACAATCGCCCTTTCCCTCGAGGAAGGGCGAACTATGCCTCGATACTTTCCGCAGATTCTATTCCTTCTTATATATTCAAACAACCTACGAGCCCCCCGTAAGGTTGCATCAGGTAAGGCCTCACCTTCACTCTCTCTTCCCCTTATCCTCCGTGGCTCGCTGATCGGGGAAGCCTCAGGCTTGCCGTTAATTGCTCCCGCCTTTTTCTTTTTTCTGTTTTTTTCTTTTTGGTTAGTTCGTTAAAATCTTCCGCTTATTCAAAGCCCCCGCAAAAATAAATCCTTCCTGTTCCATTAGCTTTCCTAATTCAAAAAGGCCTTTTCTCCTCGGGAGGTTGCTTTTAGTTAATTCAAGCCCATTAGCTGATCTTATTCCTATTTAGAGCATATTGACTGAATCGGTAACAAAGTGTAACAAGGCTACATGAACAAGAACCTAACTAAACAAGAAGCAATCGAAGCAAAGAAAGCAAAGATGCGGGAGCTTGCGGATATGTTCTCGAAGCTTTCTGAGGCCGAGCGGGTGGAACTTTCCAACCAGCTTGGGAGCCTTAGAACCATTGAGGGTCGTCCCCTATCCTTCAAGAACTCCGCCCTCCTTTACTTCCAACGCAAGGGAGTCTCCATCGTGGGAGGATTCCAACAATGGAAGAAGGCGGGAAGGATCGTCAAGAAAGGCGAGAAATCCCTCCTGATCTTCTGCCCCGCAACCAAAAAGCCCAAAGAAGGCGAGGTCTCGGAAGATTCCCCCTTGTTCTTCTTTTCGGGGAATGTTTTCGACATCTCCCAAACCGAACCCCTTAGCCCAGCCGAAACCCAGACCCGTTCCCTTGTCGGGAATGCGTAACAAGCAAGCATAGAACCAAAGGAGAACCAAGCATGAACCCAACCCAAGCCCTTAAACTTATCTGCGATGGGATCATCCAATCGCTCAAAACCAACCCAACCGGAACCCCCGAGGGCTCCCTCTATGCCGTCCTAATGATGCAGGGATGCACCCTCGAGCAGTTCACCGCCATTATTGGAGCCCTCTGCGATGCGGGAATGATCCGCAAAGAAGGCCACCTCCTCTTCGCCTAACCCCCAACCCAGAAAGAACCAATACCCATGAGCACCACAACCCAAACAGCCCCCCGAGTATATGTCGGGACTTATGCCAAATATAACAATGGAAGCATCAAAGGAGCTTGGATTGACCTTGAAGGCCTAGATGAGAACTCGTTCCATGACGCTTGCCTAGAACTCCACAAGGATGAGTCCGATCCCGAGCTTATGTTTCAAGACTACGAGGGATTCCCCGAAAAATTCTACGGGGAATCTTCCCTTGATGACAAACTTTGGGAATGGCTCGAGCTTGACGAGGACGACAGGGAGCTTCTTGAGGTAGCATCCGAGGCCATAGATGCCGAGGACATAGACAAAGCAAAAGACGCATTCCTAGGAACCTTCCGATCAGAAACAGAATGGGCGGAAGCATACCTAGGCGACACAGGCCAGCTTGATGAAATCCCCGAAAATCTCCGCAATTACTTCGACTTCGAGGCCTATGCCCGAGACGCAAGAATGGGCGGGGATGTATGTTTCCACGAGCACAACGGGGAAACTTGGGTTTTTTCTAATTGTTAAGTGTAACAAGCAACAACAAGGAGAACCCACCATGGACTTGATTCTAATCTTAGCCCCCATGCTTTCGCTTCTCGCTCTCGGAGCTTGGAGCCTGAACAAATAACCCCAACCAAGAAAGAGCCTAACCCAAATGAGCGCATACTTAGTAGAAGAGAATCATATTGAATACCTAGTGGATGCCTTGACCAATCCACAGAACCAGATGGCGGGAACCCTTCGCCACATAGCCGAAACCACCGACCCACAGAAAATAGGTCAAATCCTATGGGATGAAAACGCCAGAAGCGTAAATCACCGATACAACGAAACGGAATCCGCCCCGCCCTTCACCTATCGGCGCATATGCTACGCCACCGACCCATTGCAGGTCTTAGCCTCGATTCGTTGCTATATTTATCAGACCCGCGAAACGCCAGACTTTGAGCAAAGCAAGGCGGGAAGACTAATTAACCTCCTCCAATCCGCCGTCATTAGCCGAATGACAGCGGGTAAAAAATGGGGAGCCCCAGAGCCCGAGGCGAACCAGATCCGCCTCTCATGCCTAGTCAAACGATAAGAAGGAGAGAACCACATGAACCCAACCAAACCCATCCCCCCAGACTTCACCCTTAACTCTGGGCGATCCGTCACCCACTACACCAAGGAAACCAACAGGGGAATTTCTCTCGTAGTCGATACGACCGATGGAATGCACCGCCTAACTGACGAGGAATGGGCAGACTATAAAGCCCAAATCCTCGAATGGATTAACGACAACGGATACCTCCTAAAAGAAAGCACCATCCTTCTATGACCCCCACTGACCAATTACTCGAGCTTGTTATGAATGACCCAGAAATGAAGAGAATGACTAGGCCGATGACTTGGGAGGAACGAGTCACCCAGCTTGAGGGGGAAGGCCTAACCCGAAGCGATGCACAAGGAGCGGTGGATGTCGAAATCCTAGAAGGATGGAGGCCGACAGACTTTCAACCTTGGATGCTTTTTGAGGAGGGCAATCTATGAGCAAACAAGCGATTATATGGGGATTTAATCCCAATCCAAACTACGGACTCACCCAGCCTATCCGACTTGCCAAGTATGAATCTAAGAAGCAACACGATAACTGGAAAAAGTATGGATGGATGACAGCCGTTTATCCTATCGAAGCGGAGCCAAGTGGATTTTTTGATAAAATCGCAAAGATGCGGAAAGAGTTGCAGTTAGCGGAGGCCTCCCGATGACCCCCGCCCCCTCGACCTATCACATCCAATCCGATAGCGGAGAGACCTTTGGAACCTTCAAAGATTACCCCTCCGCCCATCGCTGGATTATCCGCCACGGCCTAGAGTTCGAGCCTTTGTGCATTGTAAGTGTAACAAGCATAAGCAAGGCAGGATGGCTCGAATCCCCCAAACCCCTTCACCTCCTCAGGCCTGAGAGATGGCTCTCTCTTGCCTGACTAAACAACCAACCAAGAAAGAACCCAACATGAACAAACAGAACAACAACCTATTCCTAGTCGCCGTTGAAGGCGGGGTTGCCCACATCCCCGAAAGGCCGATGGGGTCAACCTGCGTCATCGTGGACTGGGACGACTGCAAGGAAGCCGGAACAACTCAAGAGGCGGAGAGGTTTGTCCGCCTACTGAACAAAGGAAAGAACCTAAAAGAAGCCACGGAGTTATCAGGCTTCTCAGGGTGGAGGAACTAACCATGCAAACATACAAAGAAACAACCAAGGGAACCCTAATAATCCGCTGGGATTATCTGGATGTTGAGGAAATAGCCAGAGAGCAGGGAATAGAATTAACCAAGGACGAGGCCTATCAGAAGTTTGCCGAGATTCGATTGGGACTTCAGGAAGCTCTAACCGAGGCCGGAAACATTGCCATTGCAGACAACTTAGGTTGCGAAGCAACCACAGGAGCGAAGCGACTATGACTTCCGCCCCCAACCAAACCCTTGAAGCCTTTTTTGAAAGGCTCAACAAACTCCAAGAGGACTTCCCTTCCGTGACGCTCCTTGCCGTCACGCCAGAGGATCACAATCAATTCCTCGATGATGGCCTGAAGGCGGAAAACTGGGACGACCCCCGCCACCTTGCCTTCAAGGAAAGGCTGGCCGAGGAACTGGATGCCGTCTCCGGCTCTCCTTGGGATCAGCTCAACAATCTCTGCGAGCAGATTGCGGAGAGAATTAAGGAGGATGAGGAATGAAAAAGAAAAAGAAACTCAAGCTTATCACCTATCGAATCACCTTTGACTACACAACCACGGACGAATACACCCACCCCTCAAAATGGATGGAGCTTGATTGCCTCACCTGTAGAGATGGAGACGAGGCATTTTCTTGGGTGAAGTCCGAGGAGATTGCAACGCCCGATGAGCATAGGGAAATCATCGAGCAGGAGGAAAAATGAAGGCTTATACAAATCGTGGAGAACATTGGAAAGATTGCGACTCAATCTATGCCAAAATAAATAATAGTTGGGAGCCTGTTTCCTATGGCTTGGTCGATGGGGCAAGGCTTATCCCAAGCCGGAGAGACGATGGCTACGAAAGGATTGTCCTTAATGATGGCAGAACGGCATTGGTTCAGAGCATTGATATTGACTCAATAGACGAAACTCTAGCCTGCGAAGCAAGCACAGGAGCGAGGCCGTGACCCAAGAATCCTTCGCCCTCCTCGACACCCTAACCCGAATCGCCCTGCCCCTATTCTTATGCGTCATCATGTTAATGGCTTGGATGGGGCAGAGAGATTGATAAAAAGAAAGGAACCTTAATCACGATGAGTAGCAGAGAAATCGACACCATGCTCGGAACCATCACCCCCATCATTACGGTTATCGTGTTGGCGATAGCGTGGTTTTGTAAGAAGGATTAAACAGGAGAACCAAAATGAAATCAGCATCAACTTGTGTATTAAAATACTACGAAAACAAGGGTCACGACATAACCAAGAAGGACATCAGATCAACAAACAATAGGCGGTTAGCAATCTATGACGGCAGGGAATACTGGGTAGGAAAGCGGGAGCCTTCCCGAAGATCGTCCAATTATGGAATGTCCCCGAAGATCATTGAAAGCTACAAGGACGGCAACTGCCTTTGGAGGATATGAAATGACCTACCCCAAAAAGCTATCCGAGATAGGCCTAACCAAGAAGAAACTACTAGCTCTTGCCAAAGCGGAGGAATCAAAACTTCCCATCAATAAGCTTATTCAGATTGCCTTGGACGAATATGGATCAGCAAAAGCATCCGCCATCAAGGAACTGATTAACGAAGAAGTATTGAAACAGGTAAATAAAACCAAAAGGAAAACCAAATGAACAACACCTTCCAAATCACCACCACCTACCGCCTCAAACAACTCGAAGACAAACTCGCCGACACCGCTGAATCCCTATCCCTTTTGGGACATAGGGTTAATCGCCTAACCTTAGCCATTGAGAAGGCGGAGAGACTTATGGCTAATGCCAAGGATATTAAGGTTGCCGTTGTCCCCCCTCCCCCGATTGAAGTTAGCCCCGCAGTTATGGACGCTCGCTCCAAGCGGGATCTCCATTCAGTTACGCAAAGGTGGGCGGTTTGGGAGCGGATGTATAAGGCGGGAATCACCCCATCCGAAATCTCCCGCAAGTTCAACTGCGATCATGGCTCAGTCCTTTATGCTCGGAAAAAGGGATTCAAGCCATCGTGGGGTTGCAAGCAGAAGGAAGCCCTCGTAGCCTAATTCCATGAAAAGGGTTCTGTCTTATGCCCTGCTCATAGGGATAATCGTGGCCGGAGGGTTGGCAGTTCGTGACAAGCCAAAGGATCAGACGCAGGCATGGGCTGACTACAAGAAGGCAGTGGCAGAGCAGGAGAGAATTGATAAAGAGGAGAGAGCTAGGATAGATGCCATAGTCAAAGAGAGGGCGGATAGTTATTACGCTGAGTTGAAGGCAAAGTATCCTGTTCGTAAGGCCGTAGGAGGAGGGCCACCGCTTGATTCAGACTACGAACCCACTTTCCAGCCCATGCCGGAGACTCATTGTAGCCATGACTATTTTGAGCCAACCTCCTACTCTTCCAGCCGACAAGAGCAACCCGATCTATCCGGCCTTTATTATCAGCGCACCATTGTCGGGCCGAATGCGGGGCAATGGTCGATTCAGTTTATCAGCGGCCCATGATCTAACGTAACAACTTGGCGACACATTCCACAATCGTCACGACAAGATAGAACAACACCACGCCCAGCCAGAACACGATCCACACAACAGCCGCCGCCCCAAGAAGGGCCAAGGCCAGCTTAAAGAGGAGAGCCATTGTTTTTCCTCCTATAAGTCTTGGCCTTTTTGATCCCCTTCCCCTCCCGCCTCTCATTGATGTAGGCCTCCCTCTCAACCCTAGCCTCTTCCGCCTCTTCCTTGGTCTTATAGGGGCCAAGCCCTATCGCCGGAGGCCTTCCCCCCATGATGAACCTAGGCCCGACTGGGTAGCCTGCGTCCGTGACCAGATCCAACCCTGAGACGGAGAGCTTCATCAGAACGGCCTGAACTCCGCTATCGGAATCTGAATCAATTCCTCTTGGTCGTAGCTATCCCTTACGTTACAGGATCTCCGGCCTCCCCAACCCTTGCCAAACTTTTGCCCATGCCAAAGGAAGAACCCATCCCCGTCATTCCATCTGACCACCAAGAACAGCGGAGCGTGGAATCTCTCTGCGAGTTGGGTAAGGTTCCGCCACTTGGTTGCGCTGATGAAGAACGTGTCATGCTTGTCCTTCTCGCAACTCCTGACCCGCATCTCCGCCAGCCCCCACTGGTTGATCGGAGTCCTGACGTAGTAATCGAAGAGGCAGGCTTTCGGGGCTATGTCCAACTGGTAGCCCATCTTGCTTCCCCAATCGTCAGCAAGCTTGGCGTTGGCTTCCCGTTGTTCCGGCGTTTCGTAAAGTGGGCGGCTCATAAGATCCAGTAAGTAAATTGAGGGAAAATCCTCGCTCAGTTAGAATGTCATATAGAAGAGTGTTCAATTTGATGTCTGTAATACCACGGCGGAGAGGCACAAGTGTTAGTTCGCCTGAATAAGCAAGCTCCATCGCCTTTGTTAGATTCAGCAAACCTAGCTCTGTATCTATGACTTCATCTGCCATCGTCCTGATCGGTAAGCCCGATCCTTTGGCTAGGCAATCCATCAGCCACTTCTCAAAATCCATTCTATAAAGCCTTTGGAACGAACTCCTTGAATGTCTGCCTATCCCCGTCAAACCAGAGATCCACGCTCCCGAGGAATCCATTCCTATTCTTTGCAACCTTGAGCTTCCTTGCGTTCTCATCCTTCTTTGTAAGGAGGAGGGCAACGTCCATGTCCTGCTCAAGATCGCCGGACTCCCGCAAATGATGAAGGCCAGCCTCGCCATCGCCAACGGCATCTCTGCTTAACTGACACACAGCCATCACTGGAATGCCTAGCTCTTTGGCTAGTGCCTTGAGCCCATGAGAAACAATCGCCACCTCCCGATAGCGTTCTCTTTCCCTTGTATCAGGAGAGACTTTGCCCAGCAGATCGACTATCAGCATCTCCATCCCCATTCTCTTGCGCCACCTGCGAGCCCTTGCCCTTAGGTCGGAAAGCCGGATTCTGGGGGGATCTTCAATAAAGAAAGGAAGGCCTTCGAGTTTGTCCCTTGCTGATTGCAGTTGAATCTTGTCGAAGTCCGTCATGCTTGAAGCATCCCGCATCTTCCACATGGACGGCCCCCCAAGATGAGCCAAAGCCCGATGACCCAGTTCCCTTGCGCTCATCTCTAGCTCAACCATGACGATCTTATGGCCTTTGTTCCCCCAGTCCTTCGTCTCCGCATCCCACTTGTTAGCCGAGGCGAATAGGGAAAGTTGTAAGGCTAGGGCGGTCTTTCCTTCCCCAGTCCTAGCGGCCAACCCAATCAGTTGTCCGGCCTGCCAGCCACCGCAAATCTGATCCAGCTTTGGAATGCCGGAGGGTATTCCTGCATATAGGCATCCCCGATTCATCGCCGCCTTGACCCCCTCCAAAGCCTTATCCGCACACTCCGCTATCGTTATCGCTTGAGACGGGGCATCCGTTTCAACGTCACGCATCGCAGTCTCTAGCCCAGTGGCAATCTCTATCGAGGGCTCCGCCCGTTCCAGCTTGAGCCTAGCCTCCTCGATTGCCCGATTGATTGAGCGAAGGCGGGAGAGTTCTTTGAGCTTCCCGATATGGGAATCCGCCTGAGTTGGCGAGGTTGGAATAGCCGCCGATATATCTATGATGAGATTGCGTGTAGTTTCGTTTGATGCCGTAGCCAAGAGGGATGCACAGTCCACCGAGCGTCCGGCGTTGATCTCCTCGGCCATATAGGTGAAAAGGCTCTGGGCTTCCGGCAAAAAGAAATCCTTTGCCTGAACCTCGTCCAGAATCCTTTCCTTCTCCCCGAAATCATGGGCCAAGGCGGATAGGATGGCCTTCTCCACTGGCCCCCAAGTGGTAGATGAGAATGCAATCAGGCTCATCGCTTCCCCCAGATCGTTTCCATCACCACAATCAGGATCAGGCTAAGCGCAAACACCTCGATGACTTCCGCCCCAGTCATGGCGAGCATATCTGGATGGCTTTTCTGACCACCCTCTCCGCAGGTATTCCGGCCAGCACATTGCACATCTCGCTTCGGTTGCATGGGCCTGACTTGGGCCAACGCAATCCGCCCTCCCCGTGGTGGTTGCATGGAGCGCAATCACCTCCGGCTTGGATAAAGAAGTTCTTCGGATTCCCGATGGTCGCTCGCTTGGAGTAATGGAACGATCCGTAGAGCCCTAATGTAGCCACACCAAGAGCACACCCGAAATGCACCAAGGATGAGTCGGGGGCAATCAGCAGGTCGCAGGATTCAAGAAGTGCAACCGATTCTTCCAGCGTCCATCTTTCGCTAGAGCCATTCAACACCAGATCGGATTCACCTAGAGTTGTGGTGGCGTTAGGCTCGTCAAACAGCACAACCTCCACGCCCTTGTCCACCAACCCTACAACCACCTCGCTTGTATGCGGATAGCTCCTGATCTTGGATGAGGCCTTCATCTGAATCCCTACCCTCGCCTTAGCCCTTTTGGGATAGCGGATAAGCATATCCCCAGCCAAAGCCTTATCGTTCTGGAATGTCAGCTTGAGGGGTAGCCCGTGGAATCCGGCCTTGCTACCCATGGCATGAACGGCATGAAGATCGTACTCCGACTCAACAACGTCAGTAAGATTAAGGACAGCATCCCGCTTCAGCAGTTCCTTGTGATCCGCCGGAAATGCAAGATGAGAGCAGAGGGGATGAACGGCCAGTTTGCTCCTAACGCCGCAACAGAACTCTAGCTTCGCCTCCGGCCACTCCGCCTGCATTGCTTCGATCAAAGGGGTAGTCATCAGGACATCCCCAATCCCGCCAGCCCTAAGAATGGTCAGCGTCTTTCCGTTGTAATCGTTGTCTCTGTTATATTCTGGAAGCTCGCAAGCCTCCACCGAGGCCAGCCCGTTAAGGCGCAGAAGCAAAGCCCCTGAGGCTCTGGGCTCCATCACATAACCAACGCCAGCCTTGAGCGTGATACCAGCCCAATCAATATCCTGTTCCGGCGTTACCTTCCTCATTCTGTCGGATACCTATTGTTGCCGTGATAGTCGCAGAACTTTTGAAAGCTCGTCTCGGAGCAATCATCATCGTCCTCTGAGGTATCCCCAAAGTTTCGATATAAGGCCTTGCCCATCGGACTCCTGAAGAAGTCATCCCATTCCTTATCTGCATCTGAATTAGGTTTTGGTTCTGGGTTCATACGTCATCCAACTCCTTTGGTAATGTTCCCGCCTTGGCCCTTGCCCTGATGGTCATGGCCGCAATAAGATTCCACGCCGCCGCCGCAAGATGGTTCTCGTCCCTCTTCTTTGCCATGTACGCAAAGGCATGACGGAGGGCTGAATCCATGATTCGGCTGATGGGCTGACCAAGCTCCCAGTTACGCTCCCCATACTTCTTAGCCCCCTCTTCAAAATGAATGGCAAGCTCATGGACTGCCTCGGGCGGAATCAGGTCGTACCTTCCCTTGCCGTCTCGGGAATCCCTTATCGATCCAGTGGAAAACCTTTCGTTATTTCTCATTGGCTTTCCTCTGCTCTTCCTTGTGCTTCTTGTGGGACTTAATGATCTCAGCGAGGATCTTTTCCGCCGACTCCACCTGTTGCCGGATCTCTTTCACGATATGTTGCGATGGCTCGTTCACCTCCTTGGACAGCTTCTTTAAGTTCACCGATACCCCGATCAGGATGTCCCACATCCAGTCCAACCTCTTTGCGATATGCTTCATCGCTCCACCTGAACCTTCTCAAGACTCTTGCTTTTGGCCCAAGCCATGAGTTGTCGGCTGATGCTTTGCTTCATCAGTGGACTGAAGCTCACGTTCTTGATGGTTGTTTCCTTCTTGGTTTTCTTCTTTGCCATTAGTTCTCCTATTCCTCTCTTGATGATTTCGGCGAGGGTTGGCCGATACATCGACCCCGCACAGAAGTAGGAAGGCTGATGGCCGTCATGGATGGTTAGTCCCCTGAAGATCATTTCTTCCCCCTCCTCGTCCTCGTCCGGCTCTGCCAAAAGAAATCGTTGTAGCTCTTTGTCACCAGCCCCCTCTTTGCAAGGAAGGCTTCCAGCTTCTTCTTGTCCTCACGGGCCATCTCCCTTGTGTATTTCTTGTCATCTGGGAATCCGCTCATTCCAATTTCAGGAGCCTCCCCCTCGAATCCATCCGGCCAGTCTCTTGATGTAGTCATGGTTAATTAACGGCCCTGCCAGCCGAATGACCCTGATCCCCATGAGACAAGCCTCGTTATACTTTTCGCAGTCCTTCCAATATCCGACACCCGAGGTATGCCTCGCACGACCTCCAAGCCAGATGCCCCCCTCAATCTCGATATGTATTGGGCCAAGTCCGTCATGCGGATTCTCCACACGGAAGTCGGCTTTCCATCGTCTCTTCGGATGAAACTTAAATTCTTCCTGCAACTGCGGCCCAGAGGCCGCTCTCCACAAAAAAAGGAACTTCTCTCTGGGCCGCATTGCTTCACCTCTGTCTCCGATTAAAAGTCGAAGTCAGCCTCGGGCTCGGTGTTCTTTGCCGGAGCCTTGGGCTTGTTGTCGACTTGAAGGGAGATGAAAGTCCCCCTCTGCCCCTGCTTCTTCCATCCGGCTATGCGGACTTGCTTCCCGAATAGCATGATGTTCCCCTTGAAATCGGGGGCTTTTTCGCTCTTCTTCTCTTTCTCTGGGAACAGAACTCCTGATCCCTCTCTGGGTTCGTATGGCATTGTTATTTAACTACTTCAGCCTATAAATGCTTGTTACACATTTACTGCGCTGAAATATCCTTTATTCGTTTTGCCAACCTAAGGAGCGCAACGTACACCTCCCAGTGACGCTTCCACTCTGTCAGATGGCGGGTTTGATATACTCCTTTGTGTTTGTCGATCCGAACTAGGAGCAGGTTTCGGATCGGAAGGCGGCGAAAGTTCTCTTCAAATAGATTGGCGTATGCGGCCACCTGAAAGTCATGGGAATCATAGAGGGAGTTCGAGGTCTTGAAA